ACAATCATCCTAGCTGTTGTCGGCATGTTAGGCTTATTTGCCACGGCAACAGTGTATCAACGTTCCAATCGTATCACCTCACGTTACTATGCCAAACGAGACACGTCCACAAGCGCCTACAGCAGGCTTTCAAACGCTGTGGGTACAAAGACAACTAAAGAAGCTTAAAGAGCGCACAGAGGCTCTCAAAGCACAGTACATTAAACCCAACGACATCATTTAACTATGCAATCTAAATCATTAGATGATGATTACTTCATCAAAAACGCTATCTTATGTTTTCTTCATTACTATCCTAATCATAAATGGACAGCAATTTATGAAGAGTTAGCTAAACGTGACACATTCACAAAAGCTATGTCGTCGCAGCTCGACTCTGACGAGCCAAAGGCGACAACTAAACCAAGGACGCAGCGTACACCTCGAACACGTAAATCAAATGCTAAAAAGACAGACTCTTAAGACGTGGCGTTACACCACAACAGATGGTCAGGTGCAATGGTTATTAGCACCCGATTCAGAGCACGCTATATGGGCTGCTGTTGAATTGTCCGGCGGCTCTGAATACTTAAAGGATGTTTATTTAGACAATGATGAGTGGTAAGAAACCTTATTTGCCAAACAACTGGCGACAATGGAAAGAAGTTCCCGATGAATTTCTTTATGCACCAACGTTTGAAGAGTTTGCTGATTGGAAACTTAGTGGTTGGGAGTTACCTAGTTCAATATGTTGTATGATACGAGAGACAACAGCTAAAGGTAAGATCAAAGAATATGTCTATCAAAAGCAAAGAGCAGCTGAAAACAAGATCAGTAAACTAATGAAGAGCGGCAACGAATTTGTTGTCTGCACTGAAGATCAACTACACTTTATTTCACCCAAAACAGATGAGCCTGATTACGATTGACCAATTCGATGAGTTTAGTGAGGATTACCCTGAACTAGCTCAATGCTACCCTGTGCTACAAATCAAAAACACATTCAACAAGGACGCAGTAACTAGTTGGGATGATTTTGAAGAAGATTGGAGGACACATGCTTAATGCCTACACCAGCAGAGATTGACGAACAGATTCAACTTGAGCGTGATGCTATTTCACAAGGTCTCAAGCGTCTACATAAAAACACTTACGACTTAGAAAACAAATCGTATGCGTCTGCTACTGTATACGGAGCTGCTTCTATCGATACCTTGCTGCCTCTTGTGGTTGCACGTATTGAAGACACTACAACTAGGCTGACTAAAGGTCAAGCCGGTAAAGCATTTAAAGAGATACAACAGTATCTTGCTGATGTTGAGCCTTTGGCTGCTGCTGCGTTAGCTGTTAAACTAACGTTTGATAAAGTCTTTTCATATAAAGACAAAAGCAATGAAGCAGTTAATGTGTGTGATGCTATTGGTCTTGCTGTTGAGCAAGAATGCCAGATGCGTCACTACGAAACACATGCACCAGGCTTGTTACATGTATTAAAAGAAAACTATTGGCATCGTTCAATAGGTACACAACAAAAAATAGTAGTGATCCGTACTTTGATGAATCGCTATGACGTTAAACAATGGGATGCATGGGGCAGAGCTAATCGCATTAAACTTGGAGGCTGGTTACTTGACTGCATCATGCAAAGTAGCGGGTGGTTCACAAAAAACATGCAACGAGAAGGACGAAAAACTGTCCAATACGTTGTACCGACTCCAGGATTTCTTGAGCAAAAAGACAAAGTAATGCGTGATGCTGAGTTATTCAGCCCACTTGCTTGGCCAATGCTCATCGAACCTAATGACTGGAAATATGAGCCAGCAGTTGATGGATTAAACGGTATTTATCAGCATATTGTACACGGCGGTTACATCTTAAATGAGGTAATGAAAGGCCACGATATGGTGCGTCGCGGTAACCCCTTACGTATACAGGGAGAGAGACCTATTGAGTTCTTGAATCGAATTCAGAAGGTTGCTTACCGTCTAAACCCATTTACTGTGGGTGTAGCGGAAGAACTAGATAGATTGGAACGAGCTGTCGGTAAGTTTCTCCCTATTATTCATCATGACTTACCTCCTAAACCTGTAGATATAGAAACTAATAAAGAAGCTCGTCATAGTTATAATAGACAAGCTGCTGAAGTTTACAATCTACAAGCTCAAGAGTTTAAGAAGTCATGTAGAACAAGAATGACAATGGAAGCTGTACAAAGATTTAAGAGTAAAGATAAATTCTTTATTCCTTGGTCTTTTGATTACAGAGGTAGAGCTTACCCAATCCCTGCATTCTTAACACCACAAGACACAGACTTTGGAAAAAGTTTATTGTCTTTTGCTGAACCAGCTTACATGACTCCTGAATCTGAAGACTGGTTAGCATTTCAAGTAGCTACTACTTATGGTCTAGATAAAGCTACGATGCAAGAAAGATTAGATTGGGTAAAGAATAATACTCATCTTATATCTTGTGTCGCTAGTGATCCTATCTTACACATACACGACTGGGAGGCAGCAGATGAGCCATGGCAATTTCTTGCAGCATGTGATGAGTATTACCATTGTGTGCTTAAGTGTGATCGTCATTTTACAAGCTTGCCTGTAGCTACAGATGCTACTTGTAGCGGGTTACAGATATTAGCAGGTCTTGCTAAAGATAAGAATACTGCTAGTCTTGTTAACGTATTACCGTCTGATAAACCACAGGATGCTTATGCTGTCGTCGCTCGTACTGCTAGTCCTTTCTGCCCTAATTCTATTCGTAATTATATGGATAGAAAGGTAGTCAAAAGAGTAGTTATGACCGTACCTTATAATGCAAAGCCCTTCTCTAATCGTGGGTACATCAAGGACGCACTACTTGAAAAGGGTATTGAGATTGATAAAGATGACTTGACAAAAACTGTCATCGCTGTTAGAAATGCTATGGATGAGGTCGTACCTGGTCCCATGGCTGTCATGAGTTGGATTGAATCTGAGGTTGCTAAGGCAATCGACTTGGGTAAAACAGAACTAACATGGTCTACACCATCTGGTTTTGTTGTCACTCAAAAGCTCATGAAGAAAGATACAGTTCAGATTGAGTTACAGTTACTTGGTCGTTGTCAATTAAGGGTTGCTACACAAGATAGTGACAAGGTTGACAAACAACACCACAAAAATGCAACTGCACCCAACTTAATACATTCACTCGATGCTTCCTTGCTTCACTTCAGCGCATTGGCTTTCAATGCACCGATCGCTCTCATTCATGATTCTGTATTGTGTCGTGCTACCGACATGTCTGTTCTCAGTGCAATTGTACGAGAGACATATATGCACCTCTTTGCCGAACACAACTACTTGCAAGACTTTGCTGACCAGATAGGAGCAGAGTCTAACCCACCGATTATTGGAGATCTAGAACCTAGCTCCGTAATTGATTCCACTTATTTTTTCTGTTAAATGCCACGTAACATCCACAAAACCGCACAGCCTGTAGTCCTTGAAGGATATCAAGCTGTACTGAAACCAAGTAAGTTTGGTTATTCACTTGCTGCTCTAGTTGATCAATCAATGGTTGATGTACTAGAAGATGATAGAGTCGAATCCCTTAAGTGGGCTGAGTCTAAACTAAAAAATCCTAAGCGTTCTACTCTTAAGCCTGAACCTTGGGAAGAAGTAACTGAAGGACAATACAAAGTAAAATTCTCTTGGAATGAAGAAGCAAGACCACCTGTTGTGGATACTGAAGGGACAATTATTGCCGATGACAATACACCTATGTATGCTGGTAGTCGTGTTAATCTTGCGTTCTATCAGAAGCCGTATATCCTCCGTGATGGAGTTACGTATGGAACAAGCCTTAAATTGGTTGGTGTACAATTGGTGTCTCTCAATACAACAGCTGGTGTAGATACCGGTGATATGTCTACAGAAGACGTTGCAGCACTCTTTGGCAAGACTGAAGGGTTCAAGGCTGGTGAGCCTAATGTAACGCCATCTGAAAGCACTGAGGACGACTTCTAAATGGCATTCCGATCAGGTCTTGAGGAGAAGGTCGCGGATCTTCTCTGCAACCTGGATGTCAATTACGAATATGAAACTGAAAAAGTACCTTATACAATTCCACATTTATATACGCCAGACTTTTTTTTACCGAATGGCGTCGTGCTAGAATGTAAAGGCTATTGGGATGCTGATGATCGACGCAAGATTAAAGCAGTCAAACAACAGCATCCTGAATTAGATTTACGTATGGTCTTCCAGGCACCCTTTAATACAATCAGCAAGAAATCTAAAACAACATACGCTAAATGGTGCGATCGCCATGATATCAAATGGACTTCCTTCCATAACATACCAATCGAGTGGCTCCTCTGAATTTATAAGACATGGACCTTGTAATAATTGTGGATCATCAGATGGCAATGCTATCTACACTGACCACAGTTATTGTTTTGTCTGTCATACTTACACAGATAAACAGGAAAACATAACACACATTCACACTAATTCTATTGTGCAGATCAAAGGCTCAGCCGAACGGCTGCAGAAACGCAAGATCAGTCAGAAGACTTGTGAGAAATTTAAAGTATATCGTGATGGGGACAAGCTAAGGTTTTACTATCATGATCCATCTGGCATTGTAAAAGGTGCTAAGATAAAAACCAAAGACAAACAATTCACTTACGAAGGAGAAACACCTGGTACATTCTTTGGTCAACATTTATGGGGTAGCAGTGGTAAACGCATAATCATCACAGAAGGTGAGCTAGATTGTGTGTCTTATGCAGAGCTATTTCCAACTTGGCCTGTAGTATCACTACCCAGTGGTGCAGCAGGAGCCAAGAAAGCAATTCAAAAGAACCTGGAGTTCCTTCAAGGTTACAGTGAGATCGTACTTTGGTTCGATTCAGATGAAGCCGGTCAGAAGGCTGCTGAAGAAGCTGCGAGTGTGTTACCACCTGGTAAGGTTTACATAGCCCGTCTAGAGGCTTACAAGGACCTCTCAGACGCTTTACAAGCTAGCGATTACAAGGCTATCGATGATGCATTCTTTAAACGTAAGGAATTCAGACCTGATGGTATTGTAGATGCTAGATCTTTACTTGAATTAGTTACCACACCACAACCACCAGCTGATTATGACTATCCATTTCAAGGACTTCAATCAAAGCTTCACGGGATTCGGCGCGGAGAACTTGTCACAATTACTTCAGGATCAGGCCAAGGCAAGTCGTCCGTCTGTAGAGACTTGGCTGCTCACTTGTTATCGAACGGAGAACGGGTTGGATACTTGGCACTTGAAGAGTCAAACCGCCGTACAGCTTTAGGCTTGATGTCTGCTTCTGTAGGTAAAAACCTAGCACTAGGAGAACACTCACATGACACCCTTACAAAAGCGTTTGATTCCAGTATTAATAACTGGAACCTTTATCTTTTCGATGGCTTTGGTAGTTTTGATCCTGATATTATTTATAACAGGATTGAATACCTAGCTTCAGGACTTGATTGTAAGATTATCTTTCTTGATCACCTATCCATTCTTATGAGTGGTCTTGATGGTGATGAACGTCGGATGATAGACCAAACGATGACACGCTTACGTTCACTTGTTGAGCGTACTGGCATATCATTATTTTTAGTTTCACATTTAAAACGAGGATCATCCGATCAAAACCATGAAGAAGGTGCACGTGTTACACTCGGACAACTTAGAGGAAGTGCGGCAATCGCTCAACTTAGCGATGCAGTTATTGGACTCGAAAGAAATCAACAGAGTGAAACTAAACACTCTGATACAATTGTTAGAGTTCTCAAGAATCGCTACTCTGGGGAAACAGGCATTGCTTGTCGATTAAACTATAACCTATCCACCTGTAAATTCAATGAAACCACAGAACCAGCAGCGTTTGACGCCACAACAGATTTCTAATCTAAAGCGTCCTAATCCTCCTACTGAGGAGGCAGTGAAACGTGCTCAGTTTGTTGATAAAACCTATCAATGGCAAGGACGTTGAATGCTGTTATTTGATTTAGAAACAGACGGACTGTTAAATGATGCTACCAAAATCCACTGTCTTTGTATTTACGATACCGAAGTTAAAGAAACAATGGTCTTCAATGATCAATCGTTTACGTCAGCAACGGAAAGACCAGCGACAGAACCTATCGTACGCGGTATCCAATTACTCGAAGACTCTGATTATATTGTCGGTCATAACATTATTAATTATGATCTTAGTATCATCAATAAGTTTTATCCATGGTTTAGACGTATTGGTGATTGCTTGGATACTCTTTTGCTTAGCCGTCTTTATCACCCGAACTTGATAGAAATTGACAAACAAAAGACATGGCCTGGTATGCCACTTAAACTTTACGGGTCACATTCACTAGCTGCTTGGGGTTACCGCCTTGACGAAGCTAAAGGTGATTATTGTAAAGATACCGATTGGAAAAAATGGTCACCAGAAATGGAAGACTACATGATACAAGACGTTACTGTCACAAGAAAACTTTGGAACCACTTTCAACCATACCTGAATGGATTACGCTAGAACATGAAGCAGCTGAAATCCTTACCAAACAAGAATTACATGGATGGTACTTTGATGAACGCTCTGCATGGCAACTTGCATCAACTCTCAGACAAGAGCTTGAAGAAACTTATCAACTACTACGTGACAGGCATCCTTACGTTGCCGGACCAGTATTTACTCCTAAGCGAGATAATCGGACCCAAGGCTATGTCAAAGACGCTCCACTTACACGCCTTAAAGAACTAAATCCTACATCACGAGATCATATAGCATGGATCCTGCAAACATTTCATGGCTGGAATCCCACCCAGAAGACACCTACTGGGAAGCCTATTATAGACGAACCGATACTGAAGGAGATAGGGAGTCCGACTGCCCTTGCATTCCTGCGGATTTTGACGATAACGAAGATGCTTGGAATGATATCCGAAGGCGCGAACGCATGGCTGAAGCTATGTACGACTGCTAATAGGATACATCATCATTGTTCTGTTGCTACTTCTACTTTTAGATGTGCACATCGAAACCCAAATTTAGCTCAAGTACCTAGTGATCCACGATTTAGAGAACTTTTCTTACCATCTCCGGGTCAAGTCATGGTCGCTGCTGATTTGTCTGGGATTGAGTTACGTATGTTATCTCATTTCCTTGCCAAGTATGATGGCGGACGATACGCAGACATCCTCCTTAACGGAGATATACACCAAGTCAATGCTGACAAGATAGGAATATCTAGAAAGCTTGTTAAAACCGTAACGTATGCGTTTCTATACGGTGCAGGTGATGAAAAAATTGGACACAGTTATGACAAACTTCTTTCATCCAAAAATGCCAAGAAAAAAGGTAAGGAAATCAGAGCGGCATACATTGATGCGATTGATGGACTCGATAAACTCTTGGAGGCTATCAAGACAGCTTCAGAGAGAGGATTTATCAAAGCTATCGATGGCAGAAAAATTATGGTGGATAGCCCGCATAAAGCGTTAAACTACTGCCTTCAGGGTAACTCCGCCATCTTGGCAAAACGTTGGATGGTTATCAACCAACAAAACATTAAAGAATTAAATTTATGTTGTTCACAACTAGCCTTTGTACATGACGAATTGCAATTCGAGTGTTCCCCTGAACAAACAGCTGACTTATCAACATCCTTGGTATTTAGCAGTCTCGCAGCTGGAGAATACTACAACCTCAGAATCAAAATCGACGCCGAAGCAAAAATCGGAAACAACTGGAGTGAAACCCACTAATGAGAAGTAAATCAATGATGGGAGTACAAACCGTAGTCCCGTTTACATCAAAGAAAACCCGTCAAGGTAACGGCTTGCATAGTAAGCCACGCAAAGGTAAAAAGAAATATAGAGGCCAAGGTAAATGAAGTTATTTGTTGACGCAGACTACATCGTTTACAAGGCTTGTGCCGGTGCAGAGTCAGAAGTTGACTTTGGTGATGATGTAATCCTAGTTGTCAGCAAATTCAGTGAAGCATACGCATCAGTCAAGCGTGAACTAAATAAAATTAAAAACAAGTTCATGTGGGATGTACCAGAAGTAGTTCTATTCTTTAGTGATAGCTCTAACTTTCGTAAGGAGATCATGCCAGCTTACAAAGGTCACCGTAATCGTAAGAAACCCTGTGGATACAAACGTGTTATCAATGCTCTCAAAGATGAGTATGAAGTAGTAATACTACCGACTCTTGAAGCAGATGATAGTATGGGTATCTACGCTACGAAATATCCTGGCAACATTATCGTAAGTCCTGATAAAGACATGCGACAGATACCTGGAACACTCTACAACATGGATGAAACCGTGAATGTGGAAGAAGCAGAGGGACAACGCTGGCACCTTATACAGGCGCTTGCAGGGGACCAGACAGACGGTTACAGTGGCGTACCTGGAATAGGAATCAAACGTGCTGTTGCTTTGTTTGAAGAAAAAGGCTACACTTGGAAAACAGTTGTTGATGCATTTGCTGAGAAGGATCTTGGTGAAGACATCGCACTACAAAATGCAAGACTTGCAAAGATCCTTACCACCGATGATTATGACTGGCGAGCAAAACAACCAATCCTTTTTACCCCCTCCTCCGATTACGAGGTTGACAGTGGAACAGGACTTCAAGATAAGAAGGCTTGAAGACTTACTACCTAAAGCTGATAAAACAGATATCATTACATTGTTTATGGCGTTACAACGTCAGAACTTTGCACTTGCTAACACCGTATCCAACCTAGTAAAACAATGGCCCAATCACCTGAACACTACGGAAGCAACTGGGAAGTAGGAGACTTCATCGTTAATCAGAACCTCAGTTTCTTCCAAGCTAATGCTGTCAAATACATTTGTCGTTGTGAATACAAAGGAGACAAAAGAAAAGACCTAGCCAAAGCAATCCACTATCTACAACATGAACTCGACAAAACACAATCAGACTGGGACGACACTATTGAGTCAGGCAAAAGAGTTTCGGGACGCTTACTCTATACCCAATTCCCCGAATGGGACTCTGACCCAGAAATGTTTGATCGATGAAGAATGGTCTGAGTTTCACGAAGCCTTTCATTTAAAAGATGCACACGAACAATTAAAAGAGCTTTGTGATCTTGTCTATGTTTGTTATCAGTTTGCTGCTAATGAAGGTTGGGATCTAGATGAAGCTATGGATCGCGTTCATAAATCAAACATGTCCAAACTAGATGAAAATGGACAACCTATTTACCGCCCTGACGGTAAGGTCTTAAAAGGACCAAACTACAAACCTCCAAATCTAACTAATCTACTCAATGTCTAACTATATCTCCCGCACAGGTCGGGTTCAATCATGGATCGATGATCCTACTCATCGCTTACCCGTCAGCTGCACAGTATTTGTAGTTGAAAATGAAATGGAAGGACCAAATGGTATCGAAGCAAGCTGGAGGTTTGCCTCACATGCTCTTAGGTATGGTGCAGGCTGTGCTATCCATCTCTCTAAACTTGATCCTAAAGGTTACACAAGAGAGTCAGGCGTTACTGCTTCTGGTCCTGTAAGTTTTGGTAAAATTTATTCATCATTAAATGAAATACTACGACGGGGCGGGATTTATAAAAATGGTGCCATTGTTTTGCACCTTGACTTATCCCATCCTGATGCTAGGGACTTTATCACTACTCCTAGATCCGAACTACTTTGGGTCAAACGATGCATCAACATCACTGAAGAGTGGTGGCAGGATTGTACGTTCAAGGAAGAACTATTATTTGGAATCAAATCAGGAGACATCTGGTTAAACAAAGTAAAGTATGACAATGAAGGAAAGCGCATCAGAGGTAACGTCTGTCTCGAAGTATACCTGCCATCACGAGGTACCTGTCTATTACAACATATCAATCTTGGAGCCTGTGAGTTCGACGACATCCCACGAGCATTTGTTGAAGGTATGTCCGAGTTGTGCAGCCT